TTCTTCCTAAATCCAAGGTTTTTGCACTTCCTGCTCTTTAAAAAAGAGGGGGGTGCTGGCGCCACGCGGGCTTGGGGGGGGTCTAAAAGAGATGCCTTTGGGGGGGGTATGGGGGTGTTTTCGCGGGTGCTGTCCTGGAACGCCGCGTCGGTCATGCCGTCGAGCTGCGCGTCCATGCTCTGACGGCGGCGCCTGTCGATGCGGGCCAGCATTCTCTTCGCTAGATAGCTGACGGCCTGCTTGGTCACGCCGAACATCTCGCCGATCTGCTTGCCGGTCTTGTGCCCAGGAGCACGGAGCACCAGGCGCATCAGCTCCCAGTGTCGCAGCACCTTCGGGTCGTCGCTGTATCCAAGCATCTCGACCACGTCGCTCACGATGCGGGCCACCTCCTCGCGGGAGATGAACTGGTCGGGCTGCTCGTCTAGTTCGCGCAGGTGCGTCTGCTTATCCGTGGACCAGACGTCCGCCTGCTCGTAGATCGGGAAGACGTAGTCCTGCACCTTGGCCTCGCAGTAAGGTCCGGCACCTTGCTCGCGCATCCGCTCCTGCTGCGCCTTGCTCAGAGTGCGGAACCATGCGTCGTAGCGCTTGGCGTGCTTGCGGTCCTCGGCGCTGGCCGCCCGGTCAAAGCCGTTCAGTCCAGGCACGGGCCCTCCTCGTCATCCATCCACGCCTCGAGAAAAGCGCCGTCCCACTCGCAGGTGAACTTCTCGCCGTCCACATGCACCAGCATGCCCTTGCGCTCGTTGGTCGTGCGCTCCTCGGTCACGCCATAACGCGACAGGCTCGTGTCGGCCACCTTCTGCACGTTCACAATGTCCACCACTTCCACCGCAGAGACGAAAGACGTGTCAACGTACAGCTCTCCGCCAGCGGCGAGGTCGAGGATGTAGCGCATCTCGTCCGACAACGTAGGACGTCGCGCGGGTTCGGTAAGCACCAAATTCTTACACCACCGGGAAGACGTGGCAGTGGTTGACCCAGACGTCGGCGTGGTAGTCCCAGGTCATCAAGCCGTGGCGCCGAAGACGATTGAAGAAGCTGCCGGGCTTGCCGCGGTACCGGCCGTCGATGTAGGCCAGCACCTGGTCGGTGGTCATGGCCGCCGGCAGATCCGCGAGCCGGGCGACTAGGTCCGCGTGGTTGGCGTGGCGTTGGGCCGCCGCCTTGGCCGTGGCCTTGCGCCTTCCCCGCTCCATGAGGTCGGGCTTCTCTCGCCAAAGTTTTTGCCTAAGCCGCGTTAGCTCGAGACGGCGTAGAACTTTCTCGGGGATGTTTTTCTTCATACCCTGGCCCTCCCTAGGTTCGGGTGTTTCCCCGCAAGGGTATCGCCGAGCGTCCCCCGTAAGGGGGTAAAAGCGTAGGCGCATACCCTACCTATCGAGAGATAGGACGGAAGTAGTGACGGAAGTATGGCGGGACAATGGCTTTGCATAGGATAGGCTGGAAGGCGTTTTAAGGTGGGGGTGGGGTGGGGGTGGCTGTCCTCACCCTCATCGGATGTAATCCCCGCTCCTAGACCCCTTGGCGGGGCTGGAAACGGCCTTTGGCTGACTGACTAGGCTGTCCCCTATGGCGTAGACCCATCGGAGGGTGCCCGGCTGGCTGGAATGGCTCAGCTTGACGTACGGGACGAACTTGCCGTCCGAGTTGCGAAGGCCTGTCCGGCTCTGGCGCTTGGAGAAGCCGAAGCGGAAGGTGGCGGCCTCTTCGCCTTCCTCGGCCTTGGCGCGGAAGAGGAAGCCGGAGTCGCGGGCAAAGTTGCACCACTCTGCCGCCCCCGCCCCGAGATAGGCCAGCTGCTGGGGTGGCATGCTGTCGAGGTCGAGGCCAGCGACGGGCTTGTTGGTGTGGTGGTAGTAGACCAGGGCGACGCCGGTGCGCTGAAGGAGCGGGAGGATCATGCCGCGAAGGAAGGCGGTTGTCAGCGCCTGGTCGGCGATCTCGAAGTCCACGAAGGCCAGCAGGGGGTCAACGACGACGACCTCGGGCTTGTACCGGTTAATCATGGCCTCGAGCGCCTCGACGAAGGCGGCGCCGCGTGCCTTGGTGTTGCGCACGATGGTGAGCTGCTCCTTAAGCCGGGCCTTGTCGCCGATGGTGAAGTCACGGGTGGCGCCTTGGATCATCTCGCTCATGTCGCCGTAATCGTTCTCCGCGTTAATCAGCAAAATGCGAAGCGGGCGGACGGGCTGCAGGCCGAACAGGTGTTGCCCGAGCGCCCAGTGGGTGCACATCTGCATGCACATGGTGCTCTTGCCGGTGCCGGCGAAACCGACGATCTGGATGGCGTACCCTTTGCAGAGCCAACGGCGGTCACGGCCGACGAGGACAGTGGGGTCAGCCTTAGGGTCGAAGTTGTCCATGGCCTCGAGGTCGAACACTTCGGTGCCTTCCTGCTGCTCGACGAGGGCGTTGTCCTGCTGGCCTTTCCAAGTCGTCCAGGCTTCCCAGTTGGGCAGGCCTTGGTTGATGTCGATGAGGTGCTGCTTGTGCTCGCCGCGATGGGCACCGGGCAGGCGTGTGAAGCGGCTCGGGTTCTTGTTCTGCTTGTCGGGCGGGCAGTCTGAAAAGAGCTCGTAGACTGCGGAGACGCGGGCGTCATATTCGGCGCGGTCCTTGGCGTCCACGCGCACCCAGGCATGAACGGACTTGCCGCCCGAGTCCACGATGGCGGTCACGGGGAGGTTGGAGCGCTTGATGCGGGCCAGTTGCTCGGCCTTGGTCCCGGTGTCCCACTCGAGCAACACGTGGCGGTAGGCGCTGACGCTGGAGTCCTTGCCGTCGGCGTCGCTGACCGGGTTGATGCGGACGAAGGCGCCGGCCGGGCCGCCGTCGAGGGCGGGGTCGAGGCCAAGGGAGTCGTTCCACGCGGTGGCGGTCTTCACGATGCCTTTGCCGGCGGGGCGTCCTTTGCCGTCCTCGGCGAGTGTGGCGGGCGTCTCGATCTGCACGCGCTCGTCGGGGCGGAAGGCCGCGAAGAGGAAGTCGGTGAAGGTGAGGAAGTCGGCGGGGGCGGGTTCAGCTGCGGGCGCCGATGGGGCGGGGAGGTCGGCCAGCGTGGCCTTGGTCTTCGGGGGCTCCGTGGCCTTCTGAGGCGTCTTGACCGGGCGGGGGAGGGAAGGGGCGGGCTTGTCGCCCAGGAGCCAGCCTCGGGGCTTGTCGTGCGCTCGGCGGTTGGCCTCGGAGATCTTGCGCACGAGGTCTTTCTCCGCCCATGCGGGAGAGCACTTCTCGGCGTTGTACTCGCGGAGCAGGTCGAGGGCGGTGGCGTCGTCGAAGGCGTAGCCGTGGGCCAGCACAGTTGCGGCGCGGAAAAGGGCGTCGTGGCCGTTCTGGCCTTCGATGGAGTCGGGGAGGGTGGCAAGGTACTTCCTTGCCCGGTCGAGTAGGTCGTCGGGGTTCTGCATGGCTTGGAGGGGGCGGTATGTCTAGCGGGCGGGCTTATGTCCAGCCTTCTTACGGACAGGGCCGAAGTAGGGGGCCTGGCGCACGTACTTGCCCTCGTAGGAGTGCCGGAGCATGATGCGCTCCATCAGGCCGAGACGGATGCCCTCGTTGAGGTAGCGCTTGGCGCAGGAGCTCTTGCACTTCCAGCGCTTCTGCCACTCCTCCAGGGTGTGGAAGCCGGTCGGGGGCTTCTCGGCGCGGTTGTGGATCTCCGCGACGATGGCGGCGAGCATGGCGTCGTTCACCTTGATGTTCTTTCCTTGGCTGCTCATGAGCGGGGGGAGTAGAAGCGGAGGCCGGTCTGCCAGACGAACTGGTTGCCGACCTTGTGGACCAGCCAGGCTTTGTAGTTGGAGCCGTCCACCCAGCCCGCGACCCAGCCTGACCCCCACCTAGCTGAGGCCAGTCTGTTTGAGGCGTAGGCCATGGCGTCCTTCTGGCAGAGGCACCCGGCGCTGAAGGCGTTGCCGGACCCGTGTTTGGTCAGGGCGATAGATGCCAGGTTGTGCGTGTGGCCGTGGATCAGGGCGCCGCCGCTGACAGCGTAGTGGAGGCCTTGCTTCACTGTGGCGTTCTCGCCGTGCGCGTAGCCATGGATGAAGGCCACCGGGCCGAGGCGGTAGACTCCCTTGTCGGCGTGATAGGGGAGCACGACCTTGGCGCCGGCCTGCTTGGCGGTGCGGTTGATGTCGTCGCGGATGTCGGAGCAGTAGTCGCGGACCATGGCCGACCCGGACGAGCTGATGAGGTTGTCCAGGCGGTGCTCGTGATTGCCCCAGAGATAGACAGTGGGGCGGAAGCGGCGGAGGAAGTCCTTGCCCGCGTCGATGTCGGCCTTGAGGGACTCGCCGGACTCCGCGTCAGAGGAGCCGACGCCACGGCGCAAGCTGCGGAAGTCGAAGTGATCGCCACCGGCGACGCGGACCTCGGGCTTGTAGTCCTTGCAGAAGGCCCAGAGGGCGTCGAGGGCCTCGGGGTCGGCCATGTCGCCGTGGGAGTCGGAGGCGAAGACGAAGCGGGTGGGCTTGCTCACGACTGCTTGCCCTCCTTGGCGGCGTTCCAGGCCTTGATTAAGCCGGACTCTTTTCCATCGTCCCTTGAAACAGCGAAAGCAAAAGCCCAAGACAACTCATCCCCTGCCTTGCGGAGCCGCTTGACCTCGGCCTTGAGGCGGGAGTTGTCGGCCTGCATAACGGCGTAGCGCTCCAGCAGCTTGGCCTCGACCGGGATGGCCTTCATGCGCTGCTCGCGGGCCAGTTGGGCGACGCGGGCCTCGAGCTCGGCGATGCGTTTCTCGTAGTAGCTCATCGTTTGGCGCGTACTTTGTTAGGGCCTCTGGCCTTGTACTTCCTCGCGATCTTGAGCCCAAGCTTCTTCGCGGCGATGTAGATGCGGGAGTAGGAGATGCCGAACTGCTCTTCGGCCTGCCGGACGCTGAGGCCTAGGTCGTAGGCCTTCTGCGCGGCCTCGTACGCGGCGGTGTCCTTGATGCGCAGGGTGCGGCCGTCCTTGCCCTTGATGAGGTTGGCGCCGTTCACGGCCTTGGTGCCGTAGTCGCTGCGCTTGCCGGCGGGGAGGGAGCCGCCCCAGGAGAGCTTACGGCGGCACCCGACGGGCCACGTCACGCCGACCTTGGCGAGGAAGGCGGTCACGACGCCCAGCTCGACCTTGGCGTACTCGGCGGCCTCGTAGGCCGTGAACCCTTGGCGGTAGGCAAGGCGGCACTGGTTCGCGATGCGCTTCTCTTCCGTGGTCCAGTCGGGCTGGTCCTTGAGGAACTGCCGGTGAATGCCCTGGGGGCAGTTGGCCAGGAAGGTGAGGCGCTCGGGGGTCATGCCCCACTTCTTGGCGAGGTCGTAGATGTCGCCCGGTTCGGATCCGTAGCCGGCGAAGATGTCGGAGCTCATAGTTTCCAGAGTTTGGCGATGCGGATGCCGGCCATCAGGACGCTCTCCTCGTCGCCGGAGGTGGCATAGATGGTCTCGTCCATGGGCACGGAGTCGATGACCTCCTGCATGTTGACGGCCTCCTCTTCGTTGGCGGCGTTCCAGCCGTGGCGCACGATCTGCACGGCGTGGAGGTTGACGGCCCACTTGTCGCAGGCCTGCTTGGCCACCTCGTACTCGTTGAGGTAGCGCCAGTCTGAGACGACCAGCGTCTGGCCGTCCTTGAGCGTCATCAGGGTGTCCACGACAGTCCGGGCGAAGATGTTCTTGTCGCGGCGGCGCATGGCCCGGCCGAACTCGACCAGGAGGTTGCGGTCAACGGACTTCTCCGCGTCGTCGAAGTAATCGACGTGCAGGCCGACGTTGTGGGCGGCGGTCTCGAGGGCGTACTTGATGGCATCGGCGTAGGCCATGCGCTTGGCGTCCTTGGCTCCGGCGATGATGCCCTTGGCGAAGGTGTCCTTGCCGGCGCGGGCGAACCCGCAGACCAGGACGAGGTGCTTGGAAGG